CACAAATGATGTATCAGTGAACCCATCATCTAAAAATCCAAAGGGAGTCATCTCTTCTTCTAATTCCTTTATCTTATCTTCGTATAGATTTTCTCTGAAAGAACCTTCAATAAACTCGTTAAACATGCTCTGGGTTGTTAACCATCCGAGCATAACAAGACACATCACCAAATCATCATGGTGACCTTCCTCTGCTTGATATGAGTTTCTTCTTGCTATGAACGAAAACAACTCTTGCATTATGTTCGTGTCGTTTATAAATATTTTGTCTTCTTCTATTAGACTTTTAAGAACAGAACAACCCACTCTCTTTGTTACTGTTGTGGTTCTAATGCCCATTTGCGCTCCACCACCGAAGCCACCCCACGAGGCAATCTGTCCCTTTCTCCCCTTCACCAACACTGTAATGATATTCTGATACTCCAACTCAGAGTGAAGAATATCGGCTACTTGTCCACCTATGTCGTTTATCTCTACCAAACAATATGCATCATTGTATTGCCGACATAGACTATGGACTACGGTAGGGTATAGCATGGGAGAGACAGTGTTGTTTCTGTATACCGCAACAACCTTATATGGCATTTCTGTCACATCTACAATAATAAAGGCACTATAATCTTTACCTTGACCACGAGCAGTATCAACGGTTGTTACATATACTCTTCCCTCTTTGGGTTTCTCGTAGATAGAAAGACCTTCGTCATTCTGTACCAATGGTTCATTATATGTGAGACACTTTAATTTGGAAGAAGACACCAGAGTCGCAGCAGAGCCAATAAAGTCACATTCAAACTCACCACGGAATTGTTCCTCTGATGTGTTTGCGATTGTCTGTTCTTTCCATTTTTCATCCCTGCCTGGAACCGCAGACCAATGGACCTCAATTGGGACATAATCGTTTCTTTTGTTTATCGCATCATTCCAGAAACGGTAGAACATGTTCAACCCCTTTGGAGTTGAAATAATCAGAACCTTAGTAGATTGTCCAGATGTGATTGTAGGATAAACTGAACTGAAGAACTCTTCAGCCACTCCCTGTGGGACGAATGCAAATTCGTCAAGGAATATCATGTTGAACGAACCACCACGAACTGCACTGGATGAAGTTGCAGAAGCAAGAATCTTCGATCCGTTCTCCAGAACGATAGAACCCTTGTTCCATTCTACGATGCCTTGCTGCATCCATGTGGGAAGGTACTCATACGCTAGTTTCAATCGGTGTAGAAGTTCTCTTGCAGTGGCTAACTTATTCGCAAGAATTGCAACATTCACATCCTGTGTAAACAGAATGTAATGAAGTAGGTACGATATAACTGTGGTTGACTTGCCAGTCTGTCGAGGAAGTTTTGCAATCACGAATCTATTATCGTGAATCTTTCGTACCATATCCTCTTGGAAGTCATACATGCTGAAGGGAACTAACCCCTCGTCAAGAGAAACAATTCTAACGTATTCTTTGATAAAGTGAACAGGATCTTTGGCGCACTTTAAGTACTCCTCCACCTGTTCTTTTGTAAACTCTACATCTGTTCCAGCGGCTTTTAGATTCTTATTTCCAAGATATCCATCACTCATGATCTATTATATCCTCTTCAACTGTGTCGATTCTTTTAGCAGAACTCCTTCCTTGATTTATCAGTGATTGGAGTTCATTTGTTGAACCGACATATATTGCATTATTAGTAGTATTATTTTGAGTCAATTTCACATCATCCTTCTGGATGTCTTTTACCTTCTTGTGTAGGTCTATCAATTCTTTATTTGTATCACCCACCACCTTTATCAACTGAGCAGCCACTTCGTATGCCCTTGGGTGTTCACCCTCGGATGCTACATTTAGTATGCCATCTATTGCACCATTTCCAGTAGAAATTAAGTCCTTTAGATTCCTTCTGACTTGCTTGTAATCAACGTTAAGATCAGTTTCTTTTGTGGTGGTAATCTCGGTTGGTTTTTTCAATTCAATGGATTTCTCTTCGTCTGCGGGGGTTATATCCAACGCAGAGGAGATTTTATCGTCTATAGATTTCTTTGTCATATTGTATTACCGAGTACATCAATACCAGGTCCTCCCGTGGAACCAGCAGTATAACCACGAACATAAATTTGAGTGTCAGCAGAGTATCCTGTGACTAGGTTAGAATCACCACCACTAGGTCCAGTAACACCAACATCAACTCTAGATGCGGCACCCGAAGCTCCAGTAACTCCGCCTGTTGCGGTGAAGTCTTGAGCAAAGAAGTTTGTAGTGATTGTTTGTGTAATGATCTTCGAATCTTTGATTGGTCCGTATACGTAAGACTTAGCAGTAAAGTTAAGATCGAAGTTTATCAGCCTACCAGAATCAAAATCCCCATCATACTCTGCTGTATTTGTCACACTTGTCAATACAATAGGCACGTCGATTTTCTGAGCCAAAGAATTTAAGTTTAAAGTAACTGTGAATTCTGGGGTAAAGTAAGGTAAGATTTGTTCTATAATTTGCAGACCATCATCCATGTGTCGGACAAACACTGATAGTGAAAAATCAAATGTGTATGGAACTTCTGCAAAGTTCTTTCTTACAGATGAAACCCCATCGGCTGCACCTGTTGTTATTCTCTTTGATAGTGTATTTCGTTTTCTAGTTGGGTCGTATGCAAATCCAGTCAACTCAAAGCCGAGTCGAGGAGCTGTCATTCTTACCTTAACATCATCATCAATAGATGATGGTTGTCGAAGTCTAACTAAAAACTTTTCCTTTGGTCCATACCCCAAAGGAACACGAAGACTTTCTTTTACAGTATCATCTGCATTGTATCGCTTTACGTCAATTTCATTGAACAGCGTACCAAAGCCAACCACTAGCTTACGAACTGAATTGTTGTAGAAATGTCCGAACATCAGTAGTTACCCTCCGAGAATGGATCGGTGTCGGTGAAGTCAATAATGTCCCCTTCATCCACCGTCGTATCTATGATAGAAGAGTCATTGTATGCATCATCAGTTACTATGAGATCAGAGTTTGCTGTAGATGTGAGTGCATATACGGCAGTAGAGTCATCACCCTTCACATTAGTTCCGCTAGAAAATGCCGAAGTGTTTGCAACAAGATCGTCTGCATTTGGATTAGTTCGTCCCTTGATTTCGTCTATTCGTAGAACCTTGGTTGTAGAGTTCCAGTCAACCACCACGGCTGTTGCAGTTGCAAGTGCAAGAGAATCGCCTTGGTATATAGTTTCTCCATCAAAGAAGTTCAACCCACCCGACACATATGATCCGAGTGATAGATCAACAGCAAGAGTCTTACGGTCGTCATCGAAGGAATCAATCTCACTGAATCCACTGTCGATATCTTCGCTGCTGTAAACAAAGAGTTCACATGAAAGTTTATATGTGTATAATTTTCCTAATTGGTAAAAAGGATTTTCGTGTTCTACGAATTTGATTTCAAATAGACCCTTTGAGAGTGGGAAGAAGATGAGATCTCCTTCTCTTGGTCGTGTGATCGTGCTGTCATGTGAAAATGATTCTTCAAACCTACGTTTGGATAGTATCAACTCAACAGAGTCTCTGATCTCAAGACCAAATTTGCTAATGAAATCACCATCACCACCGAAACCGTCGATGGAGTTAATAAACATTTCTATTTCCACGCCGTTTTCAAACTTGGAAATAGTATCTTCTGAAAATAGTTCATCTTCATTAACAAGTGTTCTTGGAATGTATACCATATCACGACCATGTATTTTGATCGATTCTATGGTAAGATCATGCAGAAGATCATTCTCTGAACTTACGTCCCTGAAGTAGCTATTTTTTGCCATTGATTATCCCGTCATAAAATCTATTGGGAGTTCATAGCGGAGTTGCATTTCTTGTTCTATCTTTTCCATCTCTTGTCTAGCTTCGTCCATTATTGCTCGTCCATTAAACTGAACACCGCCTGGTAATTGCATACCTTCATACTTCGAAAGGTTAGTTCCCCACTGATGTCTGAATAGTTCGGTGGTGTATTTTTTGATAAATTTATCTTTGAATATTTCAGTATGTGTGTCGGGATCAAGAGCGGAATAACATTCAAACACAAGGAAATCACCAGCCTCAACGTCTTCACCCCAATTCATATCGATGTGAAGTTTGTTTGTGACCCGAGTAAAGCGAATCATCTTTTCTGGATCGAGCATTTGCTGTAGTAAGGTAAGGTGATTTTTTGTGATATTATATTGGCTGATTCCACCCATACCAGTTCGAGTGCCATAGAAATCGTTGAGAGACATCTGGTAACGAACATCGAACATGTTTATCGTACTTTCAGAAAACTGAAACAATCTCACGACACTGACGATGCTGGAATCAATACCATCGGTTGATATATACCCACCATTTAAATCACTTGATGCTCTATCTATTTCTTCTTGTGTAACTTGATGCTTATAGTATCTTCTTTCCACGCCATCAAAATGGTACTCCGTGAACAGAGAAATAGCCTCGTCTATTCTATCCTCTAGTTGAGAATCATCGACGTTTATTTCAATTACGGGTGCGCCCAATTTACGAAGACAATACTGTTTAAGTTCTTCTCTTGTGTTTGGTTCTGCCATGAAAGACTCCTTTTACTATATTATGTATGCTTTTAGGAGACCATTTCACTATTAAGATATTGTTTTAAGTAAATTAGATCGTTCACTTTGGTACAATAGTTATTTCCTTTAGCCCAGTTTAACGGACCAGAAATTTGACACTTTCCATTACCACGAACGTGTTTTTTGTTTTCGATGTAATGACGAGTCCAACCTTTGTGGTACTCATATTTAGGATCCAACGTTAAAAATAAATCTAAGTCAAAGGCTCTTCCGTTTATAACAACCTTTTCATCATCCTGAAAAAATGTCTTAGTCATTTATTATGGTCCATATCCAAATTCAAACTCGACATCTGGAATTATTGGGACGTTCTGCGCTTTACCACCAGTTGATGCATCTTCGATACTATCAGCACCTTCAATGTCGGTTACAATTTCGGTGTGTGTTGCTCTTTTGCCGTTTCTGAATAGGATCACATCAGTGAGGAATGCAGCAAGTTCATATCCAAAGATTCCAAAACTCTCGGTGTTTGAATTTTCTAGATAGAACACATCGTTAGATGCAGCAGCACACAATCCCACTAATTCATTCGCTTCTAAAAGTTCATTTGTATTTTGATCAGTCGCCAAGAATGTGAGCTGTTGGAATGGACCTGTTGCTGCGTTGTCTCCAGTTCCATTTGTTCCTCCACTACCTCCAGTGAAGCCCGCAAATGTTTGCGCAAAGTCTCCAGGCGCTCCCGAAGATCCTGACATACCAGCAAAGTTAGTTTCTCGTGTGAACCGTATGTTCTCAATTTCAACTAAGGTTTCCTGATAACTGCTTAGTGTGAGGCCCGTTGTGATACCAAGTTCCACTCCTAATATTGGGTGTGTTGCTTCACTGTTACCTGTGATACCAGCAGTGTTCCCTCCACCCAGATCTTGTCCTCGGAGGAAACCTTGTGTGTTATTAAATCCAGTTGCCGATCCAGTCAATCCATATCGACTAAGAGTGATGACTCTTCTGTCGTCATCATATGTTCGTGCCACTCCTTCTGTGACATTATAACCACTCTCAACAAAAAGTGTGGACTCATCAATGCCATTCATGGGAAGTAGTAGTTTGGTGAAGTTATTACCAGTAGATCCAAATGCAGGGACAGTCAGAGTTGCACCTATTGCAAGGGTGGTTCCTGTTGCCCCGTTTGGTCCACCGTCTAATATACCCGCACTTCCGACTACTGTTGTGGTGTCAAAGTCCACTTGGACATGATCAATGTATCCTTCAAATCCTTGTCTTCCCGTAGTTCTAGATCCAATATTAAACGGAACCGCTGCATCTTGGAAAATTTCTTCAGTTGCACCCAAAGAGGATACGGCTCTAAGTACACCATTGAGATACATTCTACCTTCAAGATCTCCAAATTCAATTTGAATATGAGTCCAGTCATTCAAGGTAACGCCAGCTATGGGTAAGTTTGCTGTCATTGATTTGTTAAATGATGAGGCAGAATCGTTGGTTGAGTATGTAAATATGAATGCATTTGGAGAGTTGTCTTTTATTAACTCATACGCACCAACTCCAGTTGAATCATTTTTCTTACTGAATATAATTTGTTCTCCACTTGGTGATGCATCAGAGAACTTTACAAATGTTGACATTTTAGAAAGGTACTTAGATGTTCCATCAAAGGTGAATCCTGAACTACTGTTAATAGATAACCCAGGCCCAGTGGTGCCTAAGGTTGGAACTCCGCTAAAGTAAGCTGAAGCAGAACCAAACTTCTTTTGTGATGAGTCGTGTTTAACACCTGTGTTGATTACCTTGTATACACTTTGTTCGATTTGTTCATCAAATTGATATACACCAACACCCTCAACATCAGCACTAAGACCAAACGATACACCATCAACCGCTTGTAGTCTGATTATATTATGACCAGTTGGAAGAGATACATCGAAAGAACCCGTGAGTCCGCTAGTTCCCGTGGATCCCGAAACCTTTGTCGCAATCAACTGATGATCATCAAATCCTCGAACGCTGTATATACCGTCTAACACTGTGGATGCAGAATCTATGATTTGGAAGTGATCTCCTCTTCTTGCCTTGAGTTGCTCAAACTCAGGAAAGAAGTTCCAAACATAGCGAGATGTTGTGTTGTCTGGTAAAACAGAAAAGGTTCCAGACATTGTTGATCCTGTTACGTGTTGACCGCCTAAAATTAAACGACCTATCACATCATGAGAAGCTAGAAGTCTTTGTGGAACATCGTATTGGATTACGCCAGGAATTCTATCTGAATATAGATCGGAGGTGTTGGATAAATTTGTCTCGGGGACTGAACTTGTTGAGAGAGAATCATTGGTATCAACAAAGGAAACTTGACCCGTGTTTGACTGGATTGGAATGATGTTCTCTTTGGAGTCGATGATCTCAGAAAGAATTGAGTCATCTCCAGTCTTTCTGATTTCTCCAGTTTCTTTATTGAAGATCGCAAATCTTTTGGTGGACATTACGCTTCTACCCCGTTAATCTCTATGTACCCAGTTTTAAGAGCCTCTTTATATAGCTTAGAACTGTCCACGGTTGAATTTGAACAACGAACAATGGAACCATATGTTGAAT